CATCCAACTGTCAGCAGCTGCATAGTTGCGAGTCGCAGTACCACCGTTGTAAAAGTAGCGACCAGTGTAACCGTCAATCAAACGAGAAGCAGACTCAACCGCGATCTCCAAAAGCGAGTCATCCATGTTGTCTGTAATTTTTAGCGAATTTTTAACATCCGCTAGAGTTGCGTATCCGTTGGTAATTGCCACAAGAAACTCCTAAGTCTATGACTCTATTCTACCGTTGAATCGTAGTCTTTCTTTAATAGCCGTACTAGAGATGCCCTGAGTGTACGGAATGTAAACCAAACCAATCCCACGCTCATCCAACCAGTCCTGGTCGAACTGCATTTGGGCATAATAGTCACGCCTAGCCCAATCCGAGCCAATAACAATCAAATCAGGATCACTAAGGCTGATAGCAACCCGACTATCAACGCCACCCACGTTAGGCACAACCCGATCAACCCAGCGACATCCCAATAAGACATCTTTGCGTTCTTGATAAGAGATAACAGGCCTTTTACCTTTGTATTTTTCAATGAACTCATCCTCGTTTAGCGAAACAGTCACAGAGCCAAGCTCTGCACATCTCCTCAGGAACTCCACGTGTCCCGAGTGAAATAGGTCAAAACGTGCCTCCGGTGTACACCTTAAGCATTGGCATCACCCCCTCTAGCACCATTCAAATAATTAATGGCACTTGTTAATTTATCGTCTACTCTACCTAGAAATGAGTTGCATGATTGACATAGTAACCCCCTAACGCATTTGCCACAGGTTTTTGTACCAGGGCAACAAGAGTGGTCATGGTCTACTGACAAATATGTACGACTAGGTTTTTTAGAGCAAATAGCACACACTCCATTTTGCGTTTCTAGCAACTGCATGTACATATATTTAGTTAATTTATACTTTTTATAAATTGTTTGCCAGCGACTTTTTTCTGGATCTTTAGCAAAAGATTTTTTCTTATATTCATTATTTTTACGTTTTAACTCAGCAAACTTTTCAGGATTATTCTCTTTTAACCGCTGTCTATAGGATTTTTGATATTCCCAAGCCTTACTTGATGCGTATTGCTTACGTTTTATTGATTTTGCTTCACGGCAAATGTCGCATCGGCAACCAGCGTTATAGCCGCCAATTCCATGTGTTCTAATAATGTCCATAATGAAATTATAGCATTACTTCAGGCTGGTCAGTCCCATCGGTTAGCCCTTCGCACTTTGAGACTCCACTCACCTTGCGTGAAGTCGTCTTCTCTGCCCTTAGTTTCATAAAGCGTGTGATTTGCCACAAAAGACCGCGAGTTCTGTACCTGATACCCGCTATTGAGCGTTGAGGAGTTCTCGTGAAAGACCTGAGCTGCAATGTGATTCTTCGGAACCTCGGCGTAATCCACTCTACGTTCCAAGTCGTTGTCATCAAAATAAAGAGGGTAGAAACGCTCATCGTAAAGACCAACTTTTTCCACCATGCCCTCACCGAAGACCACACAAGACCACGGCGTATTGATTTCAACAAAGTTGAGAGCATTAGTGTCCACACCTTCTTCAATTTTCTTCAATGAACCTGGGGCAAACCAAGCATCATCGTTTATAAGCACCCAATAAGGTGCGTATGGTGTTGATTTTACTATCAGGTTCCATGCACCAACAAGACCAAGGCCAAATGGCACACGGATAACCCATAAATTCCGTACCAAATCAGGTTTGATAGGGTTCCATTCCTGAGTTCCCGAATTATCAACCACCACGAGATGTTCCACAGGATAATCCACAGAACGTAGAAGACGATCAGCAAGGTCAAATCTTTTCAGTGTCGCAAAGCCAAGTACCGGAATCACTTAAGTAACTTCTTCAAAACAGGAACCCAATACTTGTCAAAGACAGTATCCACATCGAAGTCTTTAGCAAACTTAACAGCAGTTTCCGACACGCCACGATCTGCTTTATACGCCTGTTCCAAAGCCTCAACAATAGACGGAATCAAAGGAACCTGCCAAATAGCGTCCTGCCCAGAATCCCACATAGGCTGACCATCAATCAACCAACCATCTTCAGCAACCAAATCAGGTGTCGCACCCCAATTAGAACCAATGACTCGTGTACCACACGCCTGAGCCTCAATCGTGCCCAAACCAAAACCCTCACCATAAGACGGAGCTAAGAACACATCCATAGATGAGTAAAGACCAGCCAAATCAGCCTGAGGCATACCGTACTTGTAATCAACATACGGCGGGAACATAATCGCTTCCTTAGGGATACCAAAAGCCTTCAGCATCTTGATCAGATTCCAACCACCAGCCGAACCCAACGGATCAGTGTGAATGTAAAGCACAGCGTCAGGGTGACGTTCACGGAAAATAGCAAAAGCCATCAGGTTCTCCGAAAATGCTTTACGGTGCACCAGACCAGAAGCCTTATTAGCTGCGTTCATACCCACAACAAACTCATCAGTGATACCCATAAAGTCACGAGCATCCTGACCGTCAATCTTGTCAGACGGTTTAAAAATCTTTGTATCAATAGCGTGTGGCACATACTCACAAGCAATACCACTCTGCTCCATTTGACGCACACCATTAGGGGCCATAGCAATCGGAGTCACATTCGGCTTCTCTAACCAATCCTTAACCTTAGGTGGCATGGTCACGTGATCCAACGGAACCCACGAAGCAATGTTCATCTTGTCAAACGCCGGATTGTTTAACACCCAAACGTCATACAACGAAATCCAAACATCTTTCTTACCAGGATTCTTAGACTTCCAGTGTGCGTGATGCATCGGAGCAACATCATTAGAGTAAGGATCCATACCACGAGGGTAGTGAGGTATCTCACCATACGGTGACTTGTAAGAAACAATGTTTCCCTCAACACCATAATTTGACATAGCTGCCACATCAGCACCGTCACGCTTTAAACGGTCAATCAGATAAGCGGCTTGCTGACCATAACCAGTAGGTTGAGTTGGACTATTAGACCAAACTGAAACGACACCATCAATCTTTGCCATGTTTCCCTTTCGTAGTTATTTCAGCATAGCAAAGTTTAGGGTAAAGGAAACCCCCCAGAGCCTACGCACTCTGAGGGGCTTCCAGTCTTGAATGGCGAGGGTTTAGCTCGCTCCACCCTTGAAGTAGCCAATGTGGCTTGCGTGTGTGAGTCCACCGTCAAGTCTGATTAGGCCGCGGTAAGTCACAACGTCTGTGTTGAAAGCGTAGTCAGATGACTGATCTACACGGATTCCACCAGCAACACGAACCTTGAATGAAGGTAGGTGACCGAATAGAACAGACTTAGCACCAGTAGCAACAGCGGCAACTGCTGGGTTCTCGTAAACTGAGTAGCCCAATAGAGTCGCTGGCTGACCTGCAACTGCTGAATCAGACCAGATGTAGTTTCCTGCACCGTCCTTCATCTTGCGAGCTGCTGCGATACCAGTCTTTGACATCTGGAAACCAAGACCTGGAAGAACACGTGCACCATCAGCGATGCCGTATACAAGGTCAATTAGGTTTTCGTAAGTCGCTGCACCAGCAACACCAGTTCCACCAGTTACAACTGAACCAGCAGCCGCAGCCAACTTAGCAGTTAGAACTGAGTTGCTCTGAAGACCTAGAGAGGTTCCTAGTTCCTGAGCGATGTAACCAGTGATGTCGAATCCTGCGTCACTTACTAGTTCTGATGATACAGAAACTAGAGCACCGTACTTCTCAGCACCTAGGGTGATTGATGAGAAGGTTGGGTTTGACTCGGTGATTGCTGAACCAGCAGCTACTGAACCAGCAGATGAGGTTGCAGTAACGGTTGGGATAACTAGGTTCTCACCTGAAGCAGTGTTGAATACCTCTGAGGTGGTTAGCATTGGGCCAACCAACTGAGCGATCTCAAACACTCTGTTGTAGAAAGATTCGCCAACAGTGTTGCTTGAAGGTACTAGAGCTGCACGTGCTTCACGAGCGAACTCGTATCCACGCATTTCGCCACGAGCGATTGAGCGTAGAAGGTCAGCATCGGTAGTTGATGTTGCCTGTGCAGGGGTGAATGATGATGCTGCTTCAGCAGCAGCGGCTGAACGAGCCTCTACCTTCTGAGCAGTTTCGATAGCTGCATCGCGGGCTTCAATGTCTGCCTCGATGCGGTTAATCTTCTGAACGTCCTCAGCAGTTAGTCCACGCTTCTCTGATTCAGCAAGGTCAATAACCTCACGCATCTGAGCAACAAGGTTGCTGCGAACTTCAGCCTGAGTCTTAATGAACTCTGACATGGTTCTCCTAAATTAAAGTGAATAGTTATTTCTGCCGCGGAAACGCTGAACAGACTAGAGGCCGTGAACACACAGAACCTACTATCAATTCTACTGAAGGTATGCACAGCCAAAGAGAAAACCCAGAAGCCCCAAGAGAATAAATCTCAGACGGCTTCTGGGCCTAAGTGCCACTTTGAACCGTCACTAAGGAGTGGCCGAGGAAACCCCCGCAAGTTAGTGGCAACTGCGGGCCGAATAAAAGTATACCAAAAGAAGAACCCCCACCAGAGAAAGGGAATAATCTGGTGGGGGAGAAGAACCGCTTAAAGGGGGTTAGCGAGTTTCTTTTGCCTCGACAATGCGAACTTCTTTGGCCGCAGAGTTGTCGGTCTTAACCTCTGACTTCTGAATGTCTTTAACCAATTCAGCAATAAGCCCAGAGTCTGGCGAACCAGCAATCTCGTTAATTACTTTTACAGCAATCTCAATTTGTTCTTTAGTAGCCATTACACAGCCTCTTTCATTAATAGATCTAGTTTCTTCTTCTTCAAAGCCAAGATGTCGCCTTCAACTTCCTCAACTTCTTCAACTTCCTCAGTCTTGGTAAGTTTTGCAACAACTTCGCTGATGACCTTGGCTTGTTCAGAATCTAGTTCTTCACCAGACTCCAACTTCATAAGGCTGTCAGCCAACTGGTCTGCATCAATGTCACGCTTCTCACGGACACTGGTAGTGCCAGCAGTTCCTTCGTAGGCTGGAAAACTTGTTAATGACACTTCGTGGATTGCGACTTCCTCAAGGGTACGGTTGTTGCCGTCAGCAGACCAAGAATCTTTCTTCACTTGGAAACCAAACGACATCGCATCAATCACACCTGAACGGATAAGTTCAGCAACGTCACGACCAGTCTGAGTGTTAGCCAACTTAGCAGTGACCTTCAAACCACGAGCATCCTCAACCAACTTCAACGAACCATTACGTGTTGACGCTAGAGGCTCTGAAGCGTTGTGGTTCCACAAAAGCATCATGCGGTGACGACCCTGCAAAGAACGCTTAAACGCTCCTGGCTTAATCGTCTCTACGAAAGGCAAGGGCTGAGACGGAGAATTGAAAACAGCGGCGTAACCCTCGAAGGTCATCCCGTCACCAGTCTCACGAATCTCAAGATCAACGTGCTCAGTACGAACTTCAGTCTTACCCAAAGAACGTGCTTCCTCAGTCAAGCCCTCAAGTCGAGCCTTAATAGCCCAAGCTGCACGAACCCACTTATCACGTGATTCGTCTAATACTTCGTCAACCATAGAATGTCTTTCT